AATTTGCTCCAGTCCCAGATTCAGAATATACACTTGAAATTGTGTATTATCAGAAAGTTCCAGCATTATCAGTGCATACAACAAACTGGTTACTTGATAATCATCCAGACGCTTATATATATGGAACGCTACTGCAATCCCCAGTTTATTTAGGACATGATGAGCGTATATCGCTATGGTTAGGAAGATATAACCAAATAATAGAACAAATAACAACGAGTGACCAGAAAGCTAGTTTTTCTGGGTCAACTCCTTCAATCGCATTCACACCATACGGATAGGAAAAGACAATGGCAGGATTTACAAATTATTTAGAAGATAAAATAATGAATCATCTCTTTGGGGATGATACAGGGGCATCAGGTGCAGATCATTATACTGCTCCAACAACGTGGTATGTTGGATTACTGACTGCTGCTCCTTCGGATAGTGCTGCTGGCACTGAGGTTAGTGGTGGAGCTTATGCAAGACAGGCAGCAGCATGGACAATTTCTGGCTCAGGTGTGGCACAAGCTGTAAATACTTCTGCAATAACATTCCCTGCTGCCACTACAAATTGGGGGACAGCGACCCACTGTGGAATCTATGATGCTGCTAGTTCAGGAAACTTAGTAGCATACGAAACCCTGACTGCTGCTGATTTTTCAACAGCAAACCCAAAAACGATTAATGCAGGTGATATTTTTAAGATAGATTCAGGAAACCTAAAGATACAACTTGACTGATGTTAGGGTACGGATCAGCTAAATTTGGTCAGGCGAATTACGGAAGAGGAATAATACAGTCGAATGCTTGTATTATTCCAGAAACAGTCAATATAGATGTTTATCCAGTTGTTGAATATGTTGCTTATGCTCACAATAAAGCAACTGTAAATGTTGACGCTTTTGGTGGAATTATTCTCGGAGCATGGATCGAAATTGAGCCAGAGTCAACAATAATTGCTTCTGGAATAAAGATGACGTGGGCTGGGTGGTCTTTCTTAGGAGTTGGAACATCAACAGTTGATTCAGCAGGATATATTGCATGGGATTCTCAGCTTGTAGACGATTCAACTTGGACAACACAAACTATAGATTAAAAAATGGCAAATACAACTAATTTCGCAGTCGAAAAACCAACAGTAGGAGGTTATAGAAATTCGTGGGGTGGAACATTAAATGTAGCACTCGATAAACTTACTGAATTACTAGCTTTAGCATTACCAATCGGAACTATCCAAATTTACACAAAAGCAACTGCACCAACTGCAACTACTAATGGAGGAACTTGGCTTGTTTGTGATGGTTCAACGAAGGTTAGAACTGATTATCCAGAGTTGCACACATTAATAACGAACACATATGGTGCTTATCCATCTGGTTCAACATTTGTTCTGCCAGATTTAAGGACTAGAGTCCCTATTGGATATTCCGCTTCAACAATCGGATCAGGAGATGCTCAAAGAACGCCAAAAGCTATTGCTGCAACAGGAGGAGAAGAGAAACACACTTTAACGGAAGCAGAATTGGACGAACACACTCATGCTCTACCAAACACGTCCCACACTCATGGTATTACTGAACCTAACTCTGGGGCAGGACACACTCACACTGGAGCAAATTCTGGTGGGACTGCAAATGCTGCGACAGGTATAACTTCTCCTGCCCACTCGCATCAAATTGAAAGATACCATCAAGCAAGTGGTGGTAGTCCAGTACATAAAGTACAAATAAATTATTTATCACAGGGAGTAGTGCATTCAACGTATGCTTCAGAAACTGCTTCGGTCACGATAACTGACCCTGAACATAAACACGATTTTACAACAACGTCAGCAGTATCAGGTGTTACAGTTAATCAAGCAGTTACAGGGATAACAGCAACTAATAATACAGGTTCTTCAACTGCACATGAAAATTTACCACCTTATCAAGTTTTGAATTACATAATTTTAGCTAAACATCCTACGTTCTAATAATATGGCAACGATAACCTATATAGTAAAAGTAGCATCTGGAAAATTTACGATTGATGATGCAGTAGCCCCAAAACTTACGTTCAGAGATGGAGATACCTACGTTTTTGACCAAGCAGATAACTCAAACTCTGGACATACTCTGCAATTTTCTGCAACATCTAATAACTCTGGGTCAAGTGAGTACACTACTGGGGTCACAAAGACTGGGACTGCTGGAAGTGCTGGTGCTAAGACAACCATAGTCACTTCTGGGTCAACAACTGATACTCTCTATTACTATTCATCTGGTGGGGGGACACATGGAGCAGAATTTTCAAATACAGGATATAAAACTAGTTCAAATTATAATTTAATAAAACCGATTGTGGGATCAACCCTATCAGAAGAAAAATGGGGGCCAATGGTCAATCACATGGTTGATCAGATTGATGAAAGTATAAAATCTATTGATCAAAATCTTTTAGGTCAAGACTTGGATGGTGCAACTGATAGTGGAACAGTCGCAGTTGATCTTGACACTCAAAGTTTAACAGTTGCAGGGAGTAACGGAATTGCAACTTCTGGATCAGGTCAGACAATAACAGTATCAGGTGAAGCACTTGCACATCAAGGAGAGCCACACATCCAGTTACAAAAACTCTATCCTGCTGTTGCAGGAAAACTTTTAGATGGCTCAACTTCTCATTCTGGAGATTATGGTACTGCACAGTCAGACGGCAGGAAATATTATTATACTTCTATAAAAGGCTCAAAACCCATCAAAGACCCTCGCATTGGTGCTTACTTTGGAAGCCAGAGACACAAGTTTAAGTCATTACAACTACTTGAACAAGAGACTGCAATGGAAGGGAAAAATATTTTTTCAGTAGATGGTAGAGAGTGGATTAGGGCATATTCTACAGGTGGTGGATGGAATGAAGTAAATGATGCTGGTGGAACGTATATACGAGCAGATAGTGATGCTACAGGATGTTTTTTAGAAATTACTGGTTATTTTAATGATATAAATTTTATGTTCTACTGTTGGAATAATAGAGTTGATGATATTGACATTAGTGTAAATGGAACTTTATCAGTTGATGAATCTATTACATTGGGAGGAGACACTTCAGTAGAAACTCCTTTAAAGTCAAGGTTTGTTGATGCTAGTTCAGTAATAAATGGAGGTTCTACTCTTTCATCATCGTTAGGTACTACACCTAAAATTAATACTATAAGATATGAAGCTAAAACTGGTAGTAGTGAATACCTTGCTATTATGGGAATTGAATTGATAGCCCAAGACACAACATCAACAGCAAACCGATCAAAAATCCAGATTCCTGCACAGACTGTTGTAAGCTATGGAAAGAAACATTCTATCTCAGCAACAGCCCAGCATTATGATCCTTTTAATGGCTTTGTTAATGACACCACTTTATTTTCAGCAAAAGTAGATACTGCAACCTCACTAGGATTAGGTACTGCAACAACTTGGGGATGTGCTTGGGACAAAGGAAGCGATAATCACATACGTCCTCTAAATGGTGGAAGAGTGGTCAAGTGGATTGATTCAAGTGGTAATATCAAGACTTCTGTAACCATGATGCCAAGAAATGCTCAGAATATTGGAAACAATACCACAAATGGATCAGCAGGAACAGTATCTAATGAAATTGGAACTGCAAGTGCAACTAATACTCATACAATAAACTTTAGTGATGATGTTATTGATAATTCTTTGTCTGAGATTGCCACAACTTTTCACTATAGAGAGCTGGGGAATGGTGCTGCAAATACTGGTGGAGGTGGCAGTTGGGCAGATGCAAGCATGGTATCTGGTTCACCCGATGATCTTTCATTCGTAATGGATGATGGATTAACAAGTTTATCTGCTAATGATTGTAATGATACAACTGCTAATTTTGATTGTTTAAGATGGGAGAATGGTTCAAATGATGACCAATGGCTTTTTACATTTATAGGAACTGGAATTAGTTGGGAAGGTACAGCTAATATGGCTTCTAATGACAGACGTAATCATATTTATGCACAAAATCTCCCTTATGGAACTCATGTTGTAAAAGTTATCAGAACAGGATCAGCCGCAGGAGACATCATAATTGATGGAGTTACAGTAGATCAACCTGCTTCTGGTGCAGATGATTCAAAATTAGGTGTTGGTTGGATTACTATTTATCAACCTAAGATGCCTCCAATCCCCCAAGATGCTGTAATTATTGCAGATTATATGCTGATGGCAGATTTTGTTGCCGATAGTGCAGGAGCAATAGAATCAATATCCAAAGGAACTCGTTTATTAGGAGCTAGTAGAGATATTTTATTAAATGAAAACACAAATCAAACTTATCCTCTGACACACCAGCCGAAAGATACTAATCAAGGTATACACATAGAAGGTGCTGGTGGACAAATATCTTCTGGAACATTACAAATTAGTGTAACTTATTTTGGTAAGGAAGTTTGTTGGAAGTTATATGCGACACAATATGGAACTTTATCAGAGCATATAAATTCAACAACTATTACTGATACTGCTTTATCAACTTCTGCATGGGGAGGTAAACGTAAAGTTACAGGACAAACATTAGGAATTAATGGAATTAAAAATACTCAAACTTCAGGTGACTTTGGTTTTAATGGAGTAGAAATAGCAACTCCAATCCACACATCTTCACATTACCAGACCTTTGAAACACCCTTCCTACATGAGTTGGTAGGTGGTGATCGTAATATGGAACAGACTAATCTTGTGGTTACACCAGACGGAAAGACTTGGGATCAAATTTCGAGGGATACTGGTTATATGGGATCAATTCTTGTGTCTGCCAATATAGATCAAAATTCAACTGATGGGGATTATTGGTGGCTAATGGATAATTTTCGGGGAGATTGGACTGATCATGGGAATACAAATAAAGGTGGTGGGTTAGGTAATAAAGATTTTGCTATTGCATACGACAGATTTATTTGTTTAAAAGATGGGCAATATAAGATTGAAGCTCGGAGTTATAATTCTAGTGCAGGAAAGTCGAATCGTATTTATGTAAATGGAACTGAGGTTTCTCAAGGTGTAATGGGAGGTGGAGATCATGGGTACTATAATATGTTGAATACTCGTCTGAATAGAGGTGATTACATCCAAGTAAGAGGTGAAGTCTACTCAAACACAAATTACAAAAATTTTAATGTTTTTAATATCACTAAACTATAGTAGCGAAAATGTTTATATCTCATAAATCAAATGTTATTCAACATTTATCTTCGGTTGAATGGGAATGCAGAAGACAGTCTAAAGGAATGACCAAACCCGAATATTGGGAATGGATTGAAACGATTACATCTGGTGATCCTCCTGTAGTTACCTATCCGTCAGAGGATTTCACAATCATAGAAATTCAAGATGAGAATGTTTCAGAAAGATTATCTGAATTGAATGATTATATTAGTGATGGAGTTTATAATATCAAAGTCTACAAAAATAAGAAAAATGGTTCTCACTTTGAAGGTGATGATACAGCTAAAGATGCAAGAATTTTAGCAGATAAGTGGAAGAATATAAGAAACTTTAGAAATCAAGATTTAGCATCTTCAGATTGGACAATTCTAGATGATAGTCCTTTAGCTAGTTCAAAGAAGCTGGAGTGGCAAGTGTATCGGCAAAAACTAAGAGATATACCTAAAGATAACGATGATCCAGATAACATTGATTGGCCTGTAAAACCATAAATGAATGAAAAAGTATTCAAAATCGTTACTAGGAGGAAGTGGTGATGCGAAAGAAAATAGAAAACTTCTTCACTTTTGGGCAAGATTTATCATTTCAATTGCAAATGCGATCACGTTTTTGGCGTTACTCTATTTATTGTTTTTTGCAGAAGTTAAAGAGACGAGTAGAGACTTGGTCAACATATTGGTTGGGGCTTATGTGGCGGTGCTGGCGAAAAGTACAGACTATTGGTATAAGGATAAAAAAGAACATGAGGAGTAATATCAATGCCTATTAAACAGATGGAAAATGTAGCGGAAATGCAATTAGTGAAAGCGTTACTTCCTTTTGCCGTAGCAGGAATTTTAGCAGTAGTGAGTTGGCTTTTTTCAACAGTTATGGATTTGGAGAAAAAGGCATTGAAAAACGAACAGGCAGTTATTGTGTTGCAGTCTGATTCAGACGATGTTTGGGATGATATTGAAAAATTACAAAGAGATGTGACTAATTTGCGAATTTACATAGGTAATGGTGGTAGGAATAATCCTCATCATTAGTGTTGGGTTAATTTCATGTTCAAGTGATTCAGGAGAGCTTGGATATTTTATTGATCAACGAAAAAGCAAACCAATTAAATGGCAATGTATTAACGAAGATTTTTTAAACATTAAATGCAAAACGAAAAAATGATCTCACCACAAAATATTCTTCTGGTAGTTGGAGGGTTAGTGATAGCCTCCATATCTTGGCTTATGGTAACAGTCTCAGAATTATCTGGAGATGTAAAAGTGATTAAATTTCAAGTGAATCAAAATTCTGAAAAATTAAACCATTTAACTAATGGAGAAATAAAATAATGCCAATCGTGATAGCAAGTGTTGTTAAGACTATGTGTATGAGTTTTTTGAGTGAGGAAATCTTAAAAAAAGTGATCCTTATTCTTCTTGAGAGACTTGTAAAATCTACAAAAAATCAGGTAGACGATCAGATTTTACAGGCTTACAAGGATGCACTTAATAAATAGCACCTCAAGGTACTATTTTTACTCGGAGAACATTTGGTAAAATAATTTTAGTAGGGGTAGCTATGCTTATAACAAAAAATTTTTCTACATCAGAAATGGCATGCTCTTGTTGCCAAAAGGCAGAGATGGATGATGAGTTTATGAGGATGCTCCAAGAGTTGAGGAATGTGGCAGGATTCCCTTTTAGGATTAATAGTGGTTTTCGTTGTCTAAAACATAATGCTGCTGTCAGTTCTTACAAAAAATCAAAAGCTGGCATTCATACATTTGGTAAGGCGTGTGATATTTCTGTTATGTCAATAAGTACAACTCAAACACTACATCTTATTAAGCAAGCACAGGATATAGGATTTACAGGACTTGGATTGAAATTAAATGGTGATAGAAAAGGGAGATTTTTACACGTTGATAATCGAGGGGATGATTTTTCACCTCCTGCTGTATGGACATATTAATATGTCAAAAGAACAACTTAAAGGGCATTTAAAAAGACTTAAAAAACTTCATGATGAGGCTAGAAAATAAATGGAAATTACTTTTGAGCTGGAGTCTGGTGATATTGATGTGGAGTTCGAGTGCGATTTCGTGCGAGAAAACTTCTGCGATCATTCCCAAACAAAGTGGGTATTCTGTTCGCGAAATCAGGGTACTCTGGATGGCTTGCTCAATGCGAACGAGAGAGATTTACCCAAATATTCCACAACATTTCTTGGAATTGGGTTGTGATTGTTCAATAAATTACACAATAAAAAATTATACATTAAATGAATTAGATGAGATGCACGATCACCCAAATAAATTAAAAAATTTTGCAACATTAATTAGATTAAATTGTAACGAATATAGAATGTAATGCCACTTATCCCAATTAAAATACCAGCAGGGTTTTTTAGAAATGCAACTCAGTATCAAGCTAAGAATCGTTGGTATGATGGAAATTTAGTAAGATTTTCAGAAGGAAGATTAAGGCCAATCGGAGGTTGGCAAAGACTTGCTCCTACTCAGATAACTAAAAAAGGTGCAGTTTACGAATTAACAATAACAACAGCAGGAACAGGGTATAGTGGTAATGGGACTTTAGGCTTCTCAGGAGGGGGTGGAGCATCATTCACAGGAACGTATACTGTATCTGGTGGGGCAATAGCAACAGTAACAATCACAAATGGTGGAACAGGATTTACTTCACTACCGACAATTACAATCTCAGGTGCAACATCTGGCACAGCAGCAGTTATTACTCCAAAAATTTATACTGGAATTGACCCCATAAGAGGAATGCACAGTTGGAGACTTTCAACTGGAGCAAGGTATTTAGCAGTAGGATCAGTACAGTCTTTGAGGATTTGGGATGGTTCACAAGCATCAGGCACGAATGCTCCAATTTACGATGTTTCTCCAGCTTATGCAACTGTACCAGCAGGAAAAATTGCATTTTCAGAACAAGGAGATTTCCTAGTTTCAGGACTTGGATATGGTGCATTAGAATATGGAGGAGACAGAAATTTAGATGGTTCTGGAGGTTCGGCATCTGGAGGAGATGTATACGGAACTCCAAGATACCCCTCAGTTGATCCAGATGTTACAGATGCAGATGCATTTAGGGACAACTATGTGCCAATTTGGACATTTGATAACTTTGGAGATGATCTCTTAGCAGTCCATTCAGGAGAAGGAAGCATTTGGTATGTTGATGTATCAGGAACAACTTTTAATAATGCAAATCAAACAGGAACTTCAGCAGTCCTTCTATCATCTCTAGGTGGGTCAACAGGAGTGCCAAATGATAATTTAGGAGTATTAGTAACTCCAGAGAGACACATAATGATTATTGGTGCAGGAGGAGATAAACGGAAGATTTCATGGGGACACCAAGAATCACTTACAGACTTTACCCCCTCAGTTACCAATACCGCAGGAGATTTGACGATCCAAGCCAAAGGAAAAATTGTCGGTGCTTTTAAGACTCGATATGGTGTTTTGATCTTTTTTACTGATTCAGTTTGGAAAACGAATTATTTAGGAACACCTTATATTTATGGGGTAGAAAGGTTGACCGAAGGAGGAGGCTGTTTAGGTATAAAATCGGTTGCTGGGAGTGCAGATTTTGTTGCTTGGATGTCACAGGGTAGATTCTGGTCTTATTCTGGTGGTTATGTGACTGAGTTACCATGTGATGTTGCAGATTATGTCTTTTCCGATATAAATACTGACCTTGAGGGATTGATAGCAGGAGG